GCCAGGCCCCGTTGATCCAGATCGCATGCAAAGAGGCAGGAGCCATCGATAGTTCAAACATTTTAGTGACGATCAATCAATAAGGAGATATCCCTATGTCAATAGCAGCTGTAGTCTCAAAAGACACGATCAGCATCAATGGCCGCCAGCTCAACAACTGGGCAGATGGGGACGTCGCCAAATTAGACATCCCAGAAGTCCTAGCAAACATGACCACAGGCAAGCAACAGAACACCATCTACGCCTACAGCTACAAGGGCAAAAATGCAAAGCTGGAACTGCGCCTGATCGCCGGAAGCTCGGACGATCAATTCTTAAACGGCCTCCTGCAAAGCCTGAATCAAAACCCGTCCGCATTTTCCTTGTTGAATATGGAATTTGACAAGAACATCGGTGACGGCGCCGGCAACATCACCACCATCGTATACTTAGGCACAGGTGGCGTTTTTGAGAAACAGCCAATGGTGATGGAGAACGCAGCCGGTGAAACAAGCCAGGCCGTCGTGGTTTGGAATTTGATTTTTGCAAACGTAGATCGCAGCATTGTGTAAGTAATTAAATGAACCAACAACCCAAAAGGGGACAACATGGAAAAGACGTTACCATCGGGAGCCATCCTAGAGATGACAATGGCACCCTTCGAGGACGGTCACAAGTTATTAAAAGCAGTCAGCCGGGAGATCGAGAGCACCAAGCTGGCATCGAACATGCAGGATATAGACGCCATCAAGAACCTTATGATGAGGGCAATATACTCTGAGGAGATCGACAGGGCACTAACACCATGCATGGCACGATGCAAGTATAACAAGCAACCGGTTAATAAGAATTTATTTGCAGACGAGACGATCACCGAGGAAGAAAAGATCAAGCGCAGAGGAGACTATCTGCCAATATTAAAGGAGGTTTTGCTATATAACCTAACCCCTTTTTTCAGCAGCCTCGGTTCGTTGTTGAAGGATTTAATGACGGCCATACCAAACGTCCAAAAGTAAGCATAGAGGCTGACGACGCGACGGTGATCGCGTTAAAATTAGCAAAGGTCTGGCACGTGACCCCAAGCAAAGTATTAAGAGAGCCGACCGACAAGGTGATCGCGGCACTGGTATATGAAAGATTTTTAAATCAATACGAAGCAAAAATGATTGATCTGACAAGGGAAAGCACATGACAATATCTGAATTAGTCGTTGAGCTATGTTTTAAGTCAGATACCAAAACCCTCCAATCATTCATCCACGATTTAGGAGAGCTTAATCTCCGTTCTGTTTTTGCAGCAACCGGCCTGGCAGGATTATATGAAGGCATAAACAAGATCATGGAAGCCGCGGACCACACGGCCACAGCCCTCAATAACATGATGGGCATAACCGGCGTATCAGCCAAAGCATTCCAGCAATGGGACAACGTGGCCCAGCAGTTCGGAGTCACAGCCGGCGCCACATCATCAGCCATCGCAGGCATTCAATCAAATATTTTTGAACTGATCAGAACCGGATCCGGACCAGGACAGATGGTAGGCATGCTCCTGGGCATCGATCCACGCGGATATGCCAACCACCCAGAAGAACTGCTCCGCAAAGAACTGGAATACTTAAAACAATTTGACCCTGCGACCAGACGTTTTTATGCACAGATGCTAGGGATTTCAGATGAAATGCTTTTATTGGTAGACCATACCAACGAGCTAGATCATGCCCTGGCAAACCAGGCGCGTGAATTTCAAGAGATCGCCCGTTGGCATCAGATCATCAACAAGCTGGCCGGAGACTTTAGAATCATCATGGTAAGTTTAGGCTCAATCATAGGACCCATGATCACACCCTTGGTAGACGGCATCACGCTGATCGCCACAGCCTTCGAGCGCGTGCTGCAGGTGTTTCCAGGATGGGTACAGAACCTAACCGCAATCGCAGCCATCGTGGCCGTCATTGCGCGGTTTGTGAATCCTTGGGTAGCATTGATCGCAGGAGCGGTGAGCGTGGCCGGATTTTTGAGCGACAAGCTCCACCTGACAGATATCCTGACACCATCAACGAACAGCACATCACAATTTGACAACTCAAAGACCATACAAATGGAAAACAACTATAACATCAGCGGAGGGAATCCCCAGGACGTACAGCGCGCCATTGAGCACCATTGGCAGAAGACCACGCGTGAAAGCGACCTTATGGGATACCAACAAAACTATTAATGGCACCTAACCTGAACTTCTCATATAACTCGCCCGTAGCAACATCGATCGCCAGCGCCGCATCGATAGTCGCCAACGTGGCCAGCTCCTATCTGGTATCGGCTAACAGCGCCCCAGCCGGTGTCAATGGTTTTCTGTTTGACATTTTAGACGATGAAGAAATAAGCCTGGACAGCGACATCACGGATAACTGGACAGAGCTCAACGTAAGCATCCAGGACCACATCGCGCTCAAGCCCGTCAAGTTTACGCTGCGTGGTTTCATGGGCGAGCTCAATGATATATTTGATACCCAAGTCAATGATTTACTGACAACGCCAATAGCGCTGCTTCCGGTGTCGTTTTTAACACCCACATGGAACGCGCAGGATAATCAATTTTATACAAAGCTAAACGGCATCAACTCACAGGCACAACAGGCCATCAGTCAGATCACCAGCCTGGCAACGGTATTTGGACAATTGACTGGAGCTCAGACAAGACAGCAATCAGCCTATAACATGTTTTTTAATTTTTGGCAGAACCGAATCCTATGCACGGTCCAGACGCCCTATGGCCTTTTGACCAACATGGCGATCGAGAGCGTGCGATCATTACAGAGCGGTAAGAGCCAGTACGTCAGCGATTTCTCCGTCACATTTAAGCAGATAAATCAGGTAGGCACATCGGTAACACCAACGGTCGGCAACCCAAATCCTAACGGATCCGCGACCCAGACAAGCCCGCTGCAAGGTATATCATCAGTCGCACCGAACACATCAGCCACAGATACAAGCTCGGCATTACCTCAAAATTTTCCGTCCCAGATACAAAGCGGCATTAATGGATCACCAGCAGCCGGGCGAATTGCGGATGCGACAGTACCAATGCCGGCCCCTATTGGACCATCAACAAACGGAGTGCCAGATTATGCCAACACCAATATACCGGTAGACGTCACGACCAGTTTCACCCAGAACCCAACATATACGGCAACGATTCCTCAATTGCCACCAACCCCGACGATACGACCTATGATACCGTCATTACCTTTACCCTTGGTGCCATGACACAAATAACCGGAATTACCACAACAGCAAAGCAGACCTTCACCCTAGTCCTACCCAATGGCGGCCAGGCGCAGCTTTACCTGGAATATATGGAAGGACAACAGGGATGGTTTTATTCAATTTCATACGGAGCCTGGGCCTCCACCTATAGACGCCTGGTGGTCACAGCTAACATGCTCCGAGCATTTAGGAACATCATACCATTTGGAATAGGCCTCATGACAAGCGACGGTTTCGAGCCTCTTTTTATAAACGACTTTCAGAACGGCCGGGCACAATTATTTTTATTAGATCAGTCCGATGTCCAAGCATTCGAAGGGATCCTAAGTGTCAATTAAATGGCAAAGGAACTACTCACTAACAGCGCAACTGAACGATGGGAGCCTACTGACGATCGCCTATCCCCTGACGCTCGAATTCAGCATCACGCGCAGGGCATGGTCCTCAACAAATCGCTGTCAGCTGCGCGTGAAGAATCTAAACCCAGCGCATAGGCAAAAAATCCTACGCGACGCCATGGATTATACAGACTTTCGTTCTTTGACATTATCGGCCGGATACGGACCATCGCCATGGCCCAATATTTTTAATGGCAACGTCCTGCAAGCCTATTCATTTAAGGAATCAGGAAGCCCAGACTTTATCACCGAATGGTTAGGCTGGGACTTTGGATATCCAATATCAACAGCATTTTCCAACACCACGCTAAGTGGATCACAGCCAAAGCAGGCCGTGATCAACAACCTGGAGCAAAACATGGTCAACGCGCCCAACTCTTTAGTGCCAGGAAACACCCAGGGCAACGGCCTGCAGGTAGGATACATAAGCGCCTTTCCAGGGACATACCCAAGAGGACGCGTGTTGTTTGGTTCCACGTGGAACATCCTACAGCAGGAGAGCAACGGCACAGCGTTCATTGATAACGGTTTTATAAACGTCCTGCAACCAAATGATACCTTTGGGGGAGGAACAATAAACCTTGACGCTAACACAGGACTGCTGTCACCGCCAAGAAGGACAGAGAGCTACCTGGAAATAGAAATACTTTTCGAGCCGAGTGTCAAATGCGGACAGCAGGTCAACCTTATATCACAGACGGTCCCGGAATTCAACGGAACTTATCAAATATTTGGAATCGAACACCGCGGCATTATTTCAGGATCCGTCAACGGAAAATGTACAACTAAATTATTACTTTATTATCAAGTGCAATCATTTAATCAAATATCAAACCAAGGTCTACCATCAAGCGCAGAAGGAATATTGGGATGAGTAACCCCGTTGTTGATACACAAAAGATAACACCACCAGACCTAAGTGCCTGGCAGGCAAACCGTAAGTTTGATTTGAAATCAGAAATCAACTGTATGGCAATAGGTACCGTACAATCGTTTGACAGCACAAAGCAAACTGTCAATGTTTTAATTAATTATTTAAGAGTCATCAAGGGTGGCGTCACAAGCAATAATCCAACACAGGACACGGTATCCGACAAGACGATATCATACCCGCAACTGGTGCAATGTCCTTTAATGATTAACAGCGGCGGTGGAGCGGCAATAACATTTCCCGTGGCCGCCGGAGATACATGTATTGTTTTATTTAACGACCGCGACATCGACACATGGTGGTCGACAGGCTCGACGGGTTCTGCACCAAACAGCAATCGGATGCACGACCTGAGTGACGCCATCGTGATAGTCGGAATAAGAAATGTGCAAAATGCCGTTACAAATTATTTCAACGGGTTTAAAATAGGATATGGAAGCGCCTCGATTACAATAGACCCAACAGGAAATATTGTCATAACGGGGACATCTATAAATTTAGTATGAGTCAACCGATCGCAGTGCTAGGAGACCCAAGTAACCATGGTGGAGCGCTTATTACAACCAATCAAGATGGAACGGTTCAGCTGCAAGGCTTACCTATCTGCGCTAATGGATGCCTGCACGCCTGTCCAATACCAGGCCATGGCACAACGCCTGTCGTATCCATTGCAACGGTTACAAGCATTCAAGGCCTGCTGGTTATAACATACGGAGCAGTGGCAGGATGTGGCGCGATTATACAGCCACCATCAAGGGGAGTAAACGCAGCATGATCATAAGAGCGCTTGACACCAACGGAGACATCACATTCGGCCTAGGAGTTCAGAACTACCTAACAGGCCAGCAGGCGATCGCCATGAACATCAAAACCCGGATCCTAAGTTTTTTAAACAACTGCGTCTGGGACATGCAGGCCGGCATCGATTGGTTCACATTTTTAAAACAATCAGCCAACGCCGCCCAAGTGCAGCTGGCCGTCAAAGCGGTGATTTTGCAATCATACGGAGTGATCAGCGTCAACAACGTGTCGGTCAACAGCAGTGGCAGAAATATATCATTAAGCTATAACATCAACACGATTTATACATCTAATTTTTCAGCGACGCTCAGCAACATCGCGACATTAGCCGCCAATAATTAAGGGGATAATATGGCAACATCAAATCAGATCACAGCAAACGGCATCCAGATCGAGCAATACACGGACATCGTGTCGGACATCTTAAACGGCACCAGCTCAGTCCCAGGCCTTTTTGCCATCTACGGACCAACGATCAACGTGGCCTCCAATACACCGGATGGCCAGTGGATCAATATGTTTGCGCTTGCCAAACTGGACATGGAGCAATTCGCGGTCAGCATCTATAATTCATTTGACATAACTCAGGCCGTGGGTGTCGCCTTAGACAACCTGGCACAGCTCCTGGGATTAAGCCGGGCCGCAGGGACCTATACACAAACCCAGGTCACCATCACCACCAATCAGAGCGTCACCTTAAACGGCCTAAATAGCACATCCACACCATTCACCGTATCAGACAACAACGGCAATATTTATTATTTGATTGCCTCGGCCACCTTAAGCAACGGCATCAATGTGCTCAACTTCCAAGCCGCCAACATAGGCCTGGTGCAAGCCATACAGAACACGATCACGGTGATCGTGACACCAACACCAGGCGTCCTGACCGCCAATAACCCCAGTGCGCCGTATGCCATTGGAAACACCCAGGAAACAGATGCACAGTTTAGGTTACGCTGCCAGAACAGCACAGCCGGCATAGCAACCCGCAAGGCCCAGGCCATGTACGCCGCACTGAGCGCCATCCCAGGTGTTGAGCAGGCCGTGGTATATGAGAACGTCACAGCCACCACCAACGCCACAGGCGTGCCACCACACAGCCTATGGCCTATCATTTTGGGAGGTACCACCATCCCGATCGCCAACACAATATACCTATACTTAGGCGATGGATGCGGCAACAAGGGCAGCGTGCAATACAATATCACCCAGATAGACGGCAGCATCTTCCCGGTTTATTTCGACTACGCCCAGCAGAGCCAGATATACATCCACCTAAACGTGGAATCATTGATCAGCGGATATATTGACAACGCGGCGCTCAAGACCTGGATATCCAACAATTATATCCTGGGGATTAACCAAACAGCAGACATCACAACACTGACGGCCTTAATTAAGGGATACAACTCGAACCTGCTGGTAACATCAGCCAGCGTGTCAAGAGATAACTCAAACTTTTATAACTCGATCGCACCGGGCGCGGTCAACGATTATTTCGTGATCCAAACAGCCAACATCACGGTCACCAACACATGAGACATCTATGTTTAATGCATTGCTAGTTTATTATCAAAGCCTTTTAATTTTGCAATACGCCGGCCTGCCAAAGTTCCAGCAGTTTATACAGCTCGTCGTCAATCAAGCATTATGCGACGGCCTATTTTTACAATTAGGATCCTGCTTTAATTTAAGCACTGCCGTCGGTAATCAGCTCACACTGATAGGTACAATATTTGGAGTACCACGAAACGTCCTTGGTTACAATCCAAATGCGGTATACTTTAATTTCACCAGGGCATCAGGAACACCTGCGAGTATCGGATTTAATCGTGCGACGACACCGGTGGATTCGGATTACTTCATGCGCGCCCAAGTGCAAGCCACCTACACACTCACCGACTTTGAAATGCGATCATTGATACAATTAAAAATCGTATACAACACAGCCTATTCAAGCTTTAGAGGCCTCAAAAACGCGCTGTACGCACAATTTCAAGGTGGCATTGATATCGTGGCCCCGGCGACGCTAAATACTTTTTTCAATTTTACAAGGGCATCAGGAACACCTGCGAGTATCGGATTTAATCGTGCGACGACACCGGTGGACCCGGACTCATTTTTAAGATCAAGCATTTATTATTCTTCACTTTATGGTTCTACATTAATGAATTTGAGCTATACTGTAAAGCAGCCGTATTACATCACCGTCCAAGTCGCACAATTTTTGAAACTGCTCCCACACTCAAGTGGAGTGGGGACCACGGTAACACAACTATAGGAGAATAAAATGAGCAAAATAAATCGCGCTACTTTTATACAATTTGGAGTGAACGTAAACGCGGCCGCAGACATCTGCGAATTTGGCACACCAGCAACAGGAAGCCCAGTCTACACAACCACGATCGCAACCCTGCAGGCCAACAGCGCCTGGACCACCGGGTGGGCGGCAGAAACGATATCCAGCAACAGGCCTTTCTTAGAAGACATGAACGCGGTCTGCTATGTGTTTTCCTACATGCTCGCCTATTTGATGGAGATGGGTATCCCGGAATATGACGCCAGCACGACATATTATACCAACAGCATCGTCCAATACAGCGGAACGCTGTATCAAAGCATCGCAGATAGCAACACCGGGAACACTCCCGCAGTCGGGTCCTATTGGAAGCTACTTATTAGCTTGGTTGGATATGGAGCTTTAAATACATCTTCTTATTCAGTTGATGGCGGTCCTTATCAAGCGGCAACAGACGGTATAGTTCAGGCTTGGGTAGCCTCTACACCTACTAACGATTATTATGTAACACTTTTAGGTTATAACGATACTGTTAATGCCTCTACTTTTGTACTAGGAACAACAGTGTTAAGTAATGAACATTTAGGCGTTAGCCCTAATACTTATTATGGGTTCATTACATTTACCGTTAAAAAGGGAGAATATTTCAAAGTGACATCAACTGCTCAAGGTAACTCAGGGAGCTATTCCAAGGGTATGTCATTTAGACCATCTGGGAGTTAAATATGAACGATCCATGCCAAATCCCTATAGCATTTTATCAAGGCGAGACCTACGCACCACCTACCATCAGCTGGATTGATGTTAACGGTGCACCCGTCGATTTAAGTGGATACTCAGCCCAGATGGAGGCCCGCCAGACCGTAAACAGCGTGGATCCGGCCGTGATCAACATAAACAGTACAACAGGCGGCATCTTCCTGGGAGGTTTGAATGGCACAATTACGATGGTTATATCAAGCGCCATCACAGCCACACTGCCAGCACCCTGGTGCGGCGTTTGGGACTTGTTCGTTTATTCACCAAGCGGCATCGTAACCCGGCTGCTGGGTGGATCAATTGAAGTAAAACAACCGGTGACAAGAGCATGATCGGATCCATTACCATCCAACAGGAGCAGCCATTAATTACCATAGCACAAGAGGTCCCTCCTGTGATCACGGTAATGCAAGTATTAGGAGAACCAGTAACAATTCAAGGAGGATCAATCGTGTCCAACAGCATAGCATTCCAGGCCACGGCCACCACAAATAATCAAACTGTTTTTATAATTCCTTATACTTTCTCAACGATTTTATGCTTGTTTATAATGGGCGTCGGTCAAAATATTTTAGGCGGGGATTATACCATCAACGGAAATCAAATAACATTAAGCCAGGGAGTGCCGGCAGGTTATGTGATCTTTGGAGTGGGGCAGATATGAAAAAATTAATATCGTTTTTTATTGGATTATTAATAAGTGTAACAGCGCATGCTAACACCCAGGTCCCTGCTGCGACAGTAAGTACAACCACAGGGGCATATGCTAATTGTCTGACCTCCTCAGATACGAACGCACAACAATCCCTCAATGATCTCGACGCCTGTTTTGGTACGCATACTGGAGGAAATCCCGGCGCTCCTTATACCTCTTTCCAGTATAATAACGGTGGCAGTTTTGCTGGCGGAAATATGTATCAGGTAAACGGCAACATCGGGATAGGATCCCTGACTCCAGGGCAAAAATTAGACATTGTGGGGACTGTACGAGCCACTAATTTTATTGGTTCATTGACTGGAACTGCATCAGGTAATTTAACCGCTAATCAAACGATAACTGCAAGCGGAGACGCAACTGGAAGCGGAACAACAACATTACCGTTGACTCTGAAAAACACAGGAACGGCTGGAACTTATAGAAGTACAACTTTCGATGCTCAAGGACGAGAGACGTCAGGCACTAATCCTACGACTTTTGCAGGGTATGGATTATCTGATACTTCGGCTAACCTAAGATCAGCATTAACAGATTCTACAGGTACGGGGGTTGCTGTGTTTGGCACTTCCCCAAACTTAACTGCTAACGTCGGTATTGGTTCAGCTAATCCTGGCAAAGCGCTTGATGTTTCTGGGACCGTTCGTATGACAGGCTTCTCAATGCCAACAGGGGCAAGTAATACGTATGTATTAACCTCTGATGCCAATGGGGTCGGATCTTGGGCTGCGGGCGGTTCAGGGACAGTTAATGCTGGAACAGCTGGTCAGAATGCTTACTATGCGTCCTCAACAAATGCTGTATCAGGAACAAATGATTTAATATTCAACGGGACTAATTCGTATTTCAATCAAGGGAACGTCGGCATCGGCACAGTATCCCCGCAGTCAGCGTTGCAGGTAAATGGCAATTCAGTATTTAATTCCCCAACTTATGCTTATTTTAATAATTCAACTGCGTTTGTAGCTGGTGCGGGTGGAACAATAACTACTTACACATCAGGTGGAACAACGTATAAGGTGCACACTTTTACAACTGGAAATTGTTCTTCAGGATGTAACTTCACTGCACCAAATCAGGCTACAAATGTTCAAGTTTTAGTTATAGCTGGTGGTGGGTCTGGTGGATGGAATGTTGGAGGTGGAGGCGGTGCTGGTGGTTATCAGTATAACCCCTCGTATCCCACAACAGTGGGACAAAGTATAACTGTTACAGTTGGTAACGGAGGAACATCTCCCGTTTCTGCGGGTCAAGGTAACGCAGGTCAAAATTCTGTATTTGGTTCTATTACAGCTAATGGCGGTGGTGGTGGTGGTTATTATAGTGGAGGAACGGGAACAGTC